CGTCCTCATCAGCATAAGTCATATGGCCGGAAATGGCGATAGAAACGGCACTAGGCATTAAACCGCCAAGCGCATCCGACATAACATCAGCATCAATCTACATCGTTTCTGGCTCGTCGCTGTCAATTAGCAACCCAGCATTGAACAGTCCAGACCCCGTGTTGATGTAGTTTCCCACCCTTGGCTCGTTAAGATCCGCTGTTAGCGTTTGTCCTTCAGGCCCCGTGTATGTCCGTCCCGCCGCTCCCGTGAACGTCAGGGCATCAGAGAAAGGAACGGAAACGACGCCCGCAGATCCCGATTGACTGACGTAATATAGGTTTTTAACAAAATCCAAGTGGACAACAGGGAGAATGCCAGAGGCGGCAGAAGATCCGAACCCCAGCACGCCAGAACTAACCCGGCGCTGCCTAACCCTTGCCCCCGACCCACTCACTTGCGCACCAGCATGTAAAGGGTAACACTTTCAGACGACCCGCCGCCATGTGTTGGCGTTATGTAGAGCGGTCGGTCAAGAATGCTAAATATGTCTTCAGCCGTAGCGCTTGCTTCCGTACCGTCCATCTGCGATAGCGCCACACCGTCTGCATCGTAGTTGCTACCCTTGTATGTTACTGTAGCACCCCCAAAAGTCCCGACAGTGTGGCAACTGATCTCTGAAACCGATTCAGCGAATTCAAACCGCTGGAACGTGTCGGACTCAGTAGCGCCGCCCCATGTGACAAGCAGGTCGCCTAGGCTAGTTGTCTGTATTGCGTGTTGGATTTCCGCCATGCGTAATGCCTCCTAAGCTCATGAATGGGGCCAGCGCACCAGCCCCACATAGAAATTAGGTCGCAGCATCCGAAGTGCCAACATAGGTAGTTGGGGCGCGGTGCGCCTTGTGCTGCTTGGCAATGATAGACACGTCGGCAGCGGTGCCAGTTGTGCCAACCACGTTGAACCGAACATACCGCTTTGACCCACGGTAGCCGATTGCCCCGGCAACGTTGTCATCGTTGGTGTCCGAAGTCTCGGCAACGGTGATTGTACCGTTCACGGTGTCTGTGGTCGCCACATCAGCAGCGCCAGCCGCAGTCGTATCATCACCGTGTTGCATGGTGGCAGTGTAGCCCGCTGCAGTACCGGCATCGGTAATGGTGTTATTGACCATTTCGATGGTGCAGGAATCAAAGCCCTGCATATCAACCCAATCGGAAGCGGCTGGGGTGGTGCCAGAAAGTGTGAGGTTCCCCAGGTGGGTGCTCACTGTGTTGTTGACCATATCGCGCATATCTAAACCCTTTCTTGGTTTCTCGATGCAATTAGGGAAGCGGGGCCGTTATAGCCCCGCCGTTTGGTTAGGCTTCGAAGGCCAGGATTTTCATCGCCTCGAAGTTGGTCACATCGCCGCCCACGCGCTTAGTGGTGTAGAACTGGACGAACGGCTTGTTGCTGTAAGGGTCACGCAGGGTGCGAATGCCGATACGGTCAACAATCTGGTAAGTCTCGCGCATATCGCCGAAAGCAATAGACAGCGAACCGGTTGCCGGGTCTGGCATGTCCTCAAACGATGCAACAGGGTAGCCAAGAAGTGTCGCAGGCTGGCCCGCTTGCACACCGGGTTGCCACAGGTAAGCGCCGTCGCTGTCTTTCAGCTTGCGCGTCTTGCCGGTTGTGGCGCGGTTCATGAACCATGTGCCGTTGTTCCGGTAAGGCATTTTCAGGCCGTAAACCATATCAATAAGCGCATCGCCACCATTAGGAGCGGCTGCAAAGTCGCCGTTAACGCCGGTCTGGAATTGCTCAATGGTTCCCGGCAGCGCAGTGCCGCCAGGATAGGTCAGGAAGCCGCGAGGCTTAGAAACGCCATCGCCAGTGGTGAATGCCGTAGCCTCATCGCGGGCGAACTTCTCAGCAACCTTATTGGCCAGCCATTGCTCCATGTTGATCTCTGCATCATCCAAGATCTTTTGAGTTGCCGATGGGTTGGCATAAAGCTCATGAACCGGGATGCGCCAAACGCCGATCTGTGGAGTGTCGGTTTCAGGACGCGCGGCGGTTTCACCAACCCAGCCAGAAGCAGCTTCATCCAGATCAAACACCCCTTCAAGAGCATCAGTCGAGATGGTCTGGATAGATGCGAATGCGCGCATTGGCGAAGATTCGAAAACCTTGGATACAACGCGGCCCGACATATCAGGGTGAACGCGGTAGCCGCCATCGGGATCAGAGCCAACAGAGAGAGACTTAAACTCTTCTGCGTTCATCTTGCGCTCATCGCCGCGCATGTAGGATTCAAACGCCGCCTTGTACTCGTCAAGCTGATCTGCGCTGAACTCATTGACCATGGTGCCACGCTTCTTTGCGATATCTTGTGCCCAGTGCAGCGCCTTGGCGTCTAGGTCAACAGAATTGCCTTCATGGTCGGTGACAACGCGCGCCTTGCGCTTCTGCGAAAGCTCGTATGCGTCAAGCCGCTCTTGGCTCTTGGTCATATCCGCTTCGATCTTGGTCAGCTTTTCCTCAAGCAGAGGATCAGCAGCGCCCTTTTCAGCCATCTCTTTTAGAATGGCGTCATTGGTTTCTTTATAGGCTTCGAAGCCCTTTGCAACGGCAGCAACATCCTTGCCTAGCTGCTTTACGTCAAATTCATCAGACATTGTTTAGTTTCCCTATTAAGGTTTGGAGTTGCTCAGACACGGCCTTATAGGGGCTCATGTCCGGCGCTACCTCAACCTCTACATCGTCCCGATGATCGGCTAGGCCTTTGAAGCCTTCAGCCGCAATGGCCTTAGCTTCCGTCTTGGAAAACCCTGCGTCCCGCAAGGCCTTCTCAAAATCTCGAATGGTGCGGATACTCTTAACCGCTGTAATCTGTGCATCTGGCAGCATGGGGAAGGTAACTAGGCTAATCTCAAATAGCTCAACCTCTGTTAGGCGACGCACGGAACCGTTACCCTCTGCAACGGCCTCTTTGGTCCGGTATCCAATGGACATACTATCGATAGCCCCGGCCCGCATCAATGCGTTTGCTTCGCGTCCTTGCTGTACATCGTTAAGGAGCCGACCTTTTACGAAGAGCCCCTTTTCATCTTCTTTGATCTCTTCCCAGACGCCAATAGGGCTTGCCATGTCATGCTGCCAGAGAAGCTTTACATTCTTCCCTGAGTCCAGAGACCGCCGAAACGCGCCGGGGGATACAACATCCATCCCCTGATCAACGATATCAAAGACAGATGCGTAACCCTCGAACTTGCCGTCATCATCAGGGACGCCATTCAGCTTGAATGACAGGCTCTTGTAATCCATGGCGCTCTGTTCCGCTGTATCTTTAGGCATAATAACCCCATATGGTTTGTTAGAATATAACAGCGTCAAGATAAAAATGGAATAGGCAACGCAATCAATGGTTTGCAGTGCCATTATGAACTTATACAGTGCTAATATGGATAGTTCTGTTGCATTATGACACTTTCATCCCTATATTGCGGGCATGACAAAGCATGAATTCTTGCAGTTTCTAGCCGATTACCGGGCAACCTATGGCCCTATAGGGGACAGTGACATGGTGGTGAAGCTAGGCGTTAGTAGATCCACTTACTTTCGGATCAAGAAACGAGGCGGAGACAGGGTGCTGGCGCTGGCGTGTGCGGCGCTTATGCATAACATTAAGGCTTATGGAGATACGTGATGGATAAGAAAGAGTGGAATTTTGATGATCGTATGGGGGTGGTCCGTTGCGAAAGCGGCGCGGTCGCGGATGCGGTGATTTTCGAGGAGGGCCATCTAATCGCCGCCGCACCGGATTTGTATGAGGCACTAGAGGAAATTGTTTTTGAATGGGATGGCGATCCTGAGGATATGCATGCCGCCCGCACAGCCATAGCCAAAGCGCGAGGTGAGGGCTGATGGATTTTGGTGTCTCAAATTATCACAAGATGGCAGAATTTGCAGTCTGCGCCGCCCTTATGCACAATATCAAGGCTCATGGAGGGAAGTGATGAAGGTATGTGAGCTAATCGAAGCCCTTGAAAAGATGCCTCCTCACATGGATGTCGCGATGTACAGTGACAGTGGCGGATATTATTCCGACATAAACATTAAGGCAGTTCTGGTCGAGTGGGGCGGGTGGTGGAGCTGGGATATGTCAGATCCGAACGCCAAAAATGGAGCAGGGCCAGCAGTCACAATTTGGTAACCAACAATACGGAGAGAAGTGATGAATGAGCAAGAAGTAGAAGATCTGTTTGTGAAGACCTGCACAGAGGCACAAGCGGTCACGGAAAAGCAGCGCCTAGAGCGTATTGCTACCGCTGCAATGCAGGGGATTTTAGCCAACGACGACAAGCACCAAAGAGCGCTTGATGAGTGCTCATTTCAAGAGGTTCCTGTGCGAGTTTTGCTAGCCAGAGAAGCCGTTTCCAACGCCCGCGCCCTCATTGCTGAGCTGGATAAGGAGGAAAGGAAAAGGGTAACGATAAATGCCTCTGGCTTCTCTGACAGCGATCTTTTTACTGGGTCACAAATTCGAGAGATGTTTGACCGCATCAATGAAGAGCTGGATAGGGAGATTGAGACATGAAACGATTTATTGCACTGATTGCACTGGCTGTGGTTGCTGCCTGCGAGCCCCTGCCTGATGACTACGCCGGTAGCGTGGCAGACTTTAACGGGCGGCTGGTGAAAATCGAAGGCGTCATGGGGTCTGACGGTCAGCCATCCAAGGCTATGCAGGAAACGGCTAAGATGCTCTGCAAGGGGCCTGTGCGGTTTGTGGGGGCAACGGTTAAGCCTGGGTCCGCCAGTACAGTCACATATGGCCCGCTTGGCTCCTACTACACCTCAGGGGATGACCTCGTGACTATGTACCACTATGCGTTTGCGTGTGTTTGATGGGGATATCACGCCCGACGCCTGATATGGTGCTGATTAATCGACAACCACATGAGCCACACTGCAGCGGCAGTTAATCACATTGCCAGGACTACCAGCGGGATCACCGGGGAACATTAGCGCCTCTGTGGTCCCGTCTCGTTTCATGATCCTAAACGGCTGATCCATATCGACAACCTGACCATTCGCGGCCCTGTGGCTGAACTCATCAACCACACCATCACCTGCGCCGAAATCACGGGTTCTTGCATCATCAGCAGCCACCCACTCTTTTCGAAGCGTTAAGCCCGTAGCCTTTGCCGCCTGATCTGCCCCGAAGTTCGCCGCGCCATGCGTCTCCGTTCTGGCGATGAGAGCGCCCCTGTGACGGGATATGGCCGGAAACAGCTTGTCTAGTGCTGCAGCGATAACATCAACGCTGTCGCCGTTCTCCTGCCCCCTGGTGATGCTTTGAATGATCAGATTGCGGGTTGTATTGGTAACGCCTGCAATGCGCCTCCTGATGGCCTCTTGTCCGATGTACTCGATAGCAAGGCGCTGGAAGAACTCAGCGAAACCCTTTGTCTCCAGAATAAGCCCGCATCGCTTGCCCTGATCCAGAATACGACTGCCGAATACGTCAATCATGATAGCGGCCATGTCTATATATGCCTGCTCCATTTGGCGCTGAAAGTCGTCAGGCAGATTGGGCACAGATCCAGTGGCGCGAAAGCTGGCAATCATCTGCTCTGTTGCGGCAAGCAGGATTGCAGAGACATCACCGCTAAACCTCTTGTCGGCAGAGGCAAGAATCCTCTGTTGCGCCCGGTTTTCCGCTCGCTTGTCGTTATTAACTAGGTTAGTCACTTGACCACCTTCAGGTCACCCTTCCATTCATAGCCAGCGATCTTAGCCATAGCCTTTAGGTCTTCATCGCTAGGCTGGGATTCTGTCGGAGCCATGCTGTCACGATCCTGAATCATGTCACCACCAGCAGCAGGGCCAACAGGGGTAAAACCTGCCAGCTTGCGCCGCTCATCCAGGGTGAGGAATGTTGCCTGCTGCGCTGTGTCAAACATGGTCTTACGCTTATCTGCGATTGCGGGGATGTGGTCAAAGTCTGGGCGCAACTCCAGGTCGCCAAACATAGGGCCAAGCCATCGCGTCCACTCTGTGCCTATACTCTTAACCATGGGAATCACCGTATCCTCCCAGAAGGCTAGGCGAGCCTCTTGGTAGTTGGAATAGGTGTTATCGCCGGGAATGCCTAGAAGCTGGGGAGGAACGCCGAACGCCAGAGCAATGTTACGCGCCGCCGCGTTGTTGCTGTCAATAATACCCATGTCCGTTGGCGATAGGCCCATGGCCTTCCAATCAAGGCCGCCCTCTAGTAGCATGGGGCGACCAGCGTTTGCCGCGCCGCCATACTGCTCTTCAATCTGCACCTTGAGGCGGTTAAAGTTCTCATCACTTAGTGGGTTGTCCTTATCGGAAACCAACGCCCCAGAAGGCCTAGCGCTGTTCTGCAAGAGCGCCTGCACCCAGGCCATGCCCTCATTACTCTGATCGATGGCAAAGGCCCCTGGCTCAACAGCCCCCAGGCCGTATACGTCATTCAGGGGATGGAATAGCTTAGAATGCAGAATGTCATCAACATCACGCCCTTGCCCCGGCCATACTGTTTCCTTGCCGTTTACCTTGTAGGTGTACTTAGAAACCTCGCCCGCGCTATCCATAGTTACAGTCATTCGGTCGGGCCGCTGGGTGTACAACTCCCTTGCCTCGCCACCCACCACAACGCGTTCATCATAGTTGTTGCCGCTTAGAAGCTTGTAGCCAACCTTGGCCATAGCAAGATCTGCGTATGACTGTTGCGGGTTGGGCTGTCTGATCAGGTCAAGCAGAGCGCTCTCCGTCACCTCAGTATCCCCGCGCCATGCGGTCCACTTTACCGAACCAACCGCCTCGCCCACCTTGTTCACCGCCTGATAGGCAATCACGTTCATCACGTATGATTCACGGGCTAGGCTGGCGTAATCCCTTGGCGTCCATACCGCTTGGCCTGGGTTCATGACCATTGTTGCAGCAGCGGCGCTTTCCTTGGCCTCTACAGGGTGCGCAGAGCGCTTGAATGGGTTGGGGAGTTTCATGTCATAGCGCCCTTACTCTTGGCTTGCTTTGAATGGCTGGCTTCACGAATACTTCCTCCAGCGCGTCTATCATTACGTCAGTTTGGTCATCGAACTTATGGCTATCATCATGCGTGAAAGCCGCGACCTCGCTAACAAGCTCATAGTTTTGTGGATCACTATAGGGCAAAGCAACTTTTTTTGCCATATGGTGCGCTTGAACATCCATTGCGCGTGTCAACTTGTCTTTTTCGCGCGGCACAGGGGTAACGCGAATGGGCAGCTTTCCCTGAACCTCTTGGATAAGGCCCGTGCCCGAAGACTTGTCCTCCACCAGGACGGAGCGCAGAACACCCTTGCTGGGGCTGTTGCGTGCGTGTGATGCCGTTACAAAGTCAGTGAACCCATGGCGCAATGCCTTAGCGTCCATTCTGGCCCGCTTATATGCCAGGCGGTGAATGTGGGTGGGCGTTACGCCCCATTCGGCAAACACAGTCCAGTCATTCCATGTGTTTGTCTTTTGCGCTGTATCCACTGTGATTAGACGGTAGTCGTATTTCTCAGGCTCTGGGATGTCCGCGCCGTCTTCGGTGCTTCCGAAATAGACAAAATCGTCTTCGCTGAATATCCCACCATCTAGGGAATCCGGTTCTTGCTGGTATTGGCTTTGAAATGTGTATGGGTGAGCCTCCTTTAATGCGAGTAGGTCATGAACATCTTCCTTTTCTGGCCAGTAAGACCAATAGCCTCCAACCTGCTCACTATCACATATGGACTTCACGCACCGCTGCCTAATCCCGTCAGGCAGGCTGTCTATATACTCCTGGTCAACAAGTGCCGGTATCTTGATGTGAGTGTCTATCTTCAGCCCCATCCCTCCAGAGGTAAGGAAAGCCGTACTGTCTTCGACATGGCCGCGCTGCTGGATGAACACGAATGGGGTTCTGCTGTGTGCGCGCCTGCTTCGCAATGTGTTGATTAGGCGCGTATGTGACTTCTTGCGCTTCGTCTCTGAAAACAGATCATCCATCTTGTCCCAGTCATCCGCTGCCACATAGCCGGAAAACCCATCGCCCATATAGCCACCGCGAACGCCGGTAATCTGTCCACCTGATGCCCTACTAAATAGCTGGTGCTTGCGCTTACCGTCTTGCTCCAAGGTCCAGTCATCAACCTTGTCCTTGCCAATATCGTACTGGTAGAACTCCTGGAACTCAGACGACTTAACGAGCGCCCTAGATCGCTCGCTGTTCTCGTTTGATAGGTCGCGGGAATAAGACGTGTTCAGGATGCGAACCCGATCATGCTTAATCATGCAGTACACAGGTAAGTGAATAGACCAAAATTCGGTCTTCGTTCCACCAGGGGGAATGTTGATGGCCATAGCTGTAGACGAGCCATCTAGCAGCCTGTTAGCTGCCCACTCAAAATAGTGATGGTGCCAGTTGGTGCGAAAGCTATCCACCTGAGAGACATTGAACCATAGGGCTGTGAACGCAAGTGCGCCGTGCTCCCCGGCTTTCGCCAGCGCAGATCTTTCGCCTATGCTTAGATTTTCCCACTCGATAGGCTTGATTGCCATTAGTCGGTCAGCTTCTTTACAAGCCCCTCAACCATCTTTGGATCTACTGGCTGCGGTGACATTGAACCATCAGGGCTGATATGCGCTTGAACTGGTGCGCCCAGGCCTCTGTCCTCT